TGGCATCCATCTACTATCCGGATCGAAGCGGAATGGTCACGCAGAAGATGAAGATATTCTCGCCGTTCGGGTGCAAGCAAACACTTGCAAAGGACGATCAGGTGCTCGTTCTACACCTTTCGAATGGTGGCGAGGCCGGCGTGATCATCGGGAAAATAGTGGATGGAGGCGCGTCGATCGCAGCACAGGGCGGTGGCATCACACTGTCTGGTGCGGCCGGATCGATCACGCTGGAAGATCTCATCAGAATCAAAAACAAGGTTTCATGAGGTGACGGATGACGATTGGAAACTGGGGATCTGGAATCAGATTTCAGACGAGCGATGAGCGAATACTGACATTCGACGGGATGAAGCATTCGTTCTCGGCAAACATACAGAAGCATAAAGTACTCGGCGGGAGGAAACCGAAGCTCGAATTCATAGGACCGGACCTCGAAACAGTGACATTCACGATCGAACTGAATGCACTGTTGTGTCACAGGCCGAGGAAAGTAGAGGAAACTCTGCTGATCAGAGCACGGCAGGGGAGCCACTATCCGCTTGTCGTAGGCGGCAAGCGAATACTGAATCAGGCAATCATCACCGGCATGTCGGCGGGCTACGATGTAGTGCTTAAAAAGGGCGAGATCTACTCGATGAAGATTGATGTGACGATGATGGAGTGCGACTAAGGAGGCGACATGCAGTTCAGTTTTGCAACAGATGACAAATCAGAAGAGATGACGGATGCCATCAGGTGTCTCGAAAATATTCTGTCGATTCCAGAAGGGTCGATTCCGCTGAATAGAGGGCTTGGGCTGAGATGGGCTTCGCTGTCGTCAGTGCCGGAGGATATAGAGAATGACTACGCGACAGAGCTGATGGAGAAAGTCGAGGAGTACGAGCCGAGAGTGCGGGTGACGGATGTGCAGTTCACACACAGTGAAAACGGAAGCGCCTCCGCATCCATTCAGGTCGAGATGGCCGAGTCGGGCGAATCGGAGGAGGAGAACGAATAATGGCAGATATCAATTCAATTCTGAATTATCCAGATATTTCGTTTATCGACAACATCACACAGGAACAGCTCGAGTCAAACATGATTCAGTGGTTTAAAGAGAAGCGAAAAGAGGTGACGGGCAAAGACATATCTCTCGGTCGCGCCGACGACCGGAGATTGATCCTGTCCACAGCAGCAAATTATATATTCCAGGGATACATGTACGTGGACACGGCGGGTAAAAATGGACTGCTCAAATACGCGCCAGGAAAATTCCTCGAGAATCTCGGAGCGATGAAGAAGACCACGCGCGAAGGAGCGTCCGGAGCAACGACAACCGTACGCTTCAAGATGGACTCAGTAAGAACATCGGTCACGCCGATTCCGGCAGGGTCCAGAGTGACATCTGGAGATTCTATATATTTCGCGACGGATGAGTACGCGGAGATTCCGATCGGGAAGAACTATATTGACGTCACAGCGACATGCACGACGACTGGAACAATAGGAAACGATTATGCAGTCGGCGAACTGAACGTCATGGTAGATCCTGTCCCGTTTATCGACCTCGTTTGGAATACGACGGCACCGGAAGGCGGGCGTGATCAGGAAGCAGACGATGACCTGAGAGCGAGAATATACGCAGCGCCGGACGAATTTACGACCGGAGGTACGACTGGAGCTTACGAATATATCGTAAGGGTGTTTGACCCGACGATAGAGGACGTCCTCGTAACATCGCCGGCACCTAGAATCGTGCACATCGCAGTGCTCCTCACGGGCGGGACTATCCCGGGCGAGGAGTATCTGAAAGAACTAAAGAATTTCGTGATGGATAAAACGAAGAAGATGCTGACGGATAAGGTCGAGACGGCAGCACCTACGCAGAAGACATATGCGATTGACCTCACATACTACATCAATCTTTCGGATAAGGCGAAAGCAGAGGTGATTCAGAAGGAAGTTAACGCAGCCATCGAGGATTACAAACTGTGGCAGCGGTCGAAGATTGGACGGGACCTGAACCCGAATGAGCTGACGAAGCGTATTGTCGCAGCAGGCGCGAAGCGGGTTGAATACCGGAGACCGGTGTTTGAGAAGATCGCAGCGGACGCGGTCGCAATCCCGGGGACCGTAAACATTGTCTACGGAGGAATGGAGGACGATTAATGATCAGTCTATACGATGGAGAAATCATAGATCTGCTTCCAGAACCATTTAAAAGCGACCCGGATGTCATCGCGATCTCATACGCCATCAAGCGAGCTGTGGGTGTGATGCTGGAGAACGCGAAGAAATTGCCGCTATATTCGGACATCGACCACATGCCGGAATACATTCTCGATTACATGGCTGTGGAGACGAACCTCGCATACTATGACGAGTCGTTTGACATCGCAACGAAGAGAAAACTCGTCAAGGATGCATACATATCGCGTATGACGGCCGGAACGAGAGCAGCGACAGAGGACATTATCAAGACGATATTCGGCGGCGGTGAGATCGTTGAGTGGTATGAGGAGCAGGAGAACCCGGGCGAGCCTGGAACGTTTGACGTGAAGACTGAAGCCAGAATGACCGACAAGCTATACGAACAGCTTACGCAGGCCATTTCGCGGACGAAGAACTGCTCATCTCACATGAGATATGTGTCGATCATGCGAGAGCTACACAGTGAGCTCAAGGAGGCAGCAGGCACCACAGAGCATGTGGCGCAGACACTTTCAAACGATGTGCGAGTTGATGCGGAGGATAATGCAATATTCCGGGATGAGTTCATCGGAGTATGGGAGTCGGCAGGAACATCTGAGAGCATGTGCATGGATATGCCGCACATTAAAATGGATGAGATGATCGACGCCTCTGTTCTTGTTGGACTCACGCAGCATAGGGAATATACGTTCTATGAGCGCCTGGGAAGTGCGGAGATCCGCGAGGATAAGCCGGAACTTATCGGAGTGACGCAGCATAGAGCATCTACGTTCTACGAGAGTGTAGACAGCATAGAGGCGAGTGGAAACAAGCCGGTAGCAATGGGGCTCACCCAGAACATTCATCAGACGATGGGAGGTAGCAAATGATTTTTGACAGGCATCAGACAACGGAGAAGGGCCGGAACCTGATTGCAAAAGCCCAGGCCGGCAGAACGAAGATCCGGTTCACGAAGGTTCGGGCTGGTGACGGCCTATGGTCTACAGAAGAGGATATATCGAAGGCAACGAAGTTGAAGAGCGAGAAGCAAAGCTTCGGATTCGCGAGTGTTTCGATTCCTGATGGCAACCAGAGCACCGTCATTCTGCAGGCCATTCTCACAAACACAGGATTAAAAGAACTCTACTATCTCACCGAATGCGGGTTGTTCGCCGAAGACCCGGATGAAGGTGAGATTCTTTATGCCATTTTGGTAGCGAATGCGAAGTCTCAGTACCTCCCGGCGGAGAATGGCATCGGCATCTCATACATCGAGCTGAAGATCAACGTTGAGGTTTTCAATGCCTCCGAAGTCACGGTATCAGACGACGGAGTATTCACGCCGATCAGAAATTTCAACGAGTTAAAGAAGTTGTTCGACCGTGTGAATGCAGGAATCATCGGCGGTACGCCCGGTCAAATGCTCGTGAAGGACGACGGTTCAGATTATGGTTACAGCTGGCACGACAAGAACATCATCGTTCAGCCGTTTGCGAAGTTCCCGGAAGAGGGCCAGAGCGATGCGCTCTACATCGATGGTGATTCATCGGAACTCTATATCTGGAGAGTATCGGCAGCAGGGGTTGGAGAGTATTTCAAGCTCCCACTTGGCTCTGAGGCATCGGCAACACTGCAGAAACAGATCACAGCGAATCTGAATGCCATCGTCGCGCTGCAGAACAGGACGACGCAGCTTGAGAATAAATTCGTGCAGACGAAGCTGACGGCGCTTGCTAGCGGCTGGGTAGAGACAGTTGAAGGCAAGACAAAGGTTTACACACAGAATATTACAGTAGCCGGAGTTACCGAAAAGACGGCGGGCCGGATCTGGCCGAACCTTCTCGCCACGACAGCGGATGCAGCAACCATTGAGATTAAAGCGCAGACGACATTCTCCGGCCACGGCAAAGCCTACACTGGAAACGGAGTCGTTACGTTAAAGTGCTACGGCAAGAAACCGGCAGCAGATTTCGGATTATTGATGGAGGGTAAGTGATGGAACTACTCATGATGTCGGGTGGGGATTCGACAGACTATGATGCTCTGACAGCAAAGCCGGAGAGCGTGGTTTCGGGGAATGTGTTCATGGGCGCTGGTTCAGATGAACCGCAGACCGGAACACTGCCGGACCGCAAAAAGGATTTTAATGTTGCTGTTCAGGATTCATCACCCGCGCAGCCGATTCATACATCAAGCGACAGCCGATTCGTGACAGACACGAATGGAAACAAGAAGCTTGTCATGTGCCCGCCAAATGGCGCTTATCCAGGGACCGGAACCTATGTCGGCGAAGATCCGGAGCGGCTCGGTATCGTGCCGGAGAAAATCGCGGACGGTCAGTTTGTTGGAAATGTAGAAGGTACATTCACAGAGGACGGAACCGCAGAGGAAGCGGACATCCGGTCCGGTATGAAAGCCTATGTGAAGGGCAAGGAAGTGAACGGAGGCGCTGCGGATTATGGTGCGATCTATAAAGAGCTGAATGCCGGTGAAACCTACAACATCAAAAAGGGATTCTATGACGATGGCCGCGTCGTCGCGAAGGGTCTGTCCTCGCAGACGAACGATGCAAATGTGGATGCCGGCCATATGGTGAAAGGATATTCCGGTTATTCGAAGGGCAACAAGGTGGAAGGCGCTATCGCAGACTGCGGCCCATATCAGTACGCTGGAGGCATCGGAGAATCCGGAGACTATTATGCATTCAACAATGCGCCGTCCGGCTGGTATCACGATGATTCATCAAATGCAAGCTGGGCACCGGAGCTGAGACTTTCAAAAGCGACGGTGAGAAACTATCTCGGCGTCGCTGCAAACAAGATTGTGAATGGCCAGAGCATCGCCGGCATCGCTGGTAACGGTGGCTATTCAAGCATTGCCTGCATCGCGTCGCACAGCGCGAATGTCAATGGTTCGGCGGATT